CATTTAGAGTTCAGAGATCAGGGGTCAGTCCGTCGGGTTTTGTGCTGATCTCTGATCTCTGTCAACTGATCTCTGCTTTTTTGATTTTGCCGCGAAAGCGGTAACCAGCGCACGCGCCTTGGCTTCATCGCTGGCGAACTCTGGCGCGGGCTTGCCTTTCGGCTTGCGGCCCATGAGTTGATCGGGCGTGATGGGATCGGCATCCTGAGCCTTGTGGGGCAGTAGAAGCCAGCTCACCACCCAGGCGCTTTCCTCTCTGCGAAGGCGAGTCTCGCGCTGGAAGCGAGCGCGGTAGCCGTCAAGGATGAGCACTAACTCGCTATAGAGCAGCCGATAGAACTCCGTTGGCGGCAGGCCCATCTCGCCACAGACGGTCTGGAAGGCATCTTCCCACGTTGGAGCTTTGCTCTGGCGCCTACGCCCGCGGCCTTTGCGTCGGCTGCGGGAGGCTATTCCCCCAGTGGCTCATCACCGTAATACTGATTCAGCGCCTCGGTGATGGCCTGGACGGCGGGAATAACCCATTTTCGGCGCGTGAGCAGCTCGCCAACCTCTTCCTGGGTCAAAGCCTCACTGTGCGCCCTGGCGTCGGCCTGGAAGGCCGCCCAGAGGTACAGGCGCAGGTTCTCCAGGTTCACGTCGAGTGTGCGCCTCACGTCGCCGGTCGTTTCGTCCTTAGTTTCGCCAATCGTCTTCCAAAGGCTGCTGTTTTCTCCGCCCGCATTGCGGATGAGAATTTCGGTGTTGAGATTGAAGACCACCTCGCGGCGGCGGTCGAAGTCTACAAAGATCGGTTTTTTTGAAATCATGATAGCTCCTGGCTGTTAAAAAACGGGGCCAGCCTCCCCTCAGAGACTGGCCCCTTCCCCTCGTAAGGAAATCTTACTGCGCGGTGACAGTGAAGCCGGTGTTGGCGGCGTTGGCGAGACTGAAGGTGGCGTCTTGCAGATCCTTCATCTTTCCCGACCACTTGTAGCTGGGAATGACCACCGTGCCCGCATACACATCGACGCCCGAACCCGCGCCCTGTTTCGGGAACAGATAGATTTGCAGCGGCGTGCGGTTGATGAGCGCGGCCAGAAATCCCTCTTGCCCCGAATCGCCCGCGATGTAATCGAGCTTGGCCGTCGCGGTGAAATCGAGCATCCCCAACATGCGGCCCTTCCACGAGCCGCCGTGATCGCTCGAATCCAGCTCGTCAGCTTTGAACTCGCCGTCAAGGTCCTTGAGGCCGGCAAGAATCTGCATGGCTCCGCCAGAAACCGGCACATAGCCAACCTGGGCCAAGTAGCCTTGCAACTTGCAGGGCGTGACAGCGACGGCGGTCACTGTCTCAGCGGCCGTGCCGGATGCGCCGGTATAGACGGCATCGCTCGTCACATCGGGCGTGTAGACCACTGTGAGCGTGTCAGAGCCCACGGCCAGCGTACCGGGGGGAATGGCAATGGAGGCCGCTCCGGCGGTCAAGGGAACGGCTGCGGAGGCGAAAGCGCCGCTGGTCAGTTTGACCGTGCCGGTGGGCGTGGCGCCCGAGCCAGCGACGACAACAGCGACCGCAACCGCCTGAACTGCGGTGACGATCGTAGGCGACGGTGTGACAGTTACTGTTGGCGTGAGCAAAGACATCAGGTTATTCCTCCGGAAAAACAATGGTTAGTGGTCAGTGACCAGTGAACAGAAAACCGATGCTATGGGACTTGATACGTCATGTTGAGCGATGGATCGTTCCTGCTTACCTCTACTTCAACGCGGATCGTCATATCCACGCAAACTTGATCGCTTGAGGACTTATCCACGTATCCGATTTCGATATTGTCGATGTAAACATCTTCCACGAGCTGGCCCAGTGTAGGGTCAATGCGGATGCGCTGCCATGCCCACAAGACGATGGGATCGGCCACGAGGTCAACCTGATCGGTAGCCGCAATGCTGGCGCGCACCACCATCGTGGCGTCGATCTTCACAGAGTCCTGGGCGCACTCATACTTGCAATCGATCTTGGTGGGGTAGAGGTTGCCGGCGTTTTCAGTTTCGCTCACCGCCTCAAAGCGCGACCGGTAGAAGATGGCCGGCGCGCCTGGGGCGTTGAGGGCGGACATGATGGCCGTGGCGGCCTGGGTCCAGATGGTTTGACGCATATCGTTTTGCTCCAGTGGTCAGTGAACAATGGTCAGTTAGAACCACTCAGAAGGGTATGTCCTCGTCGGTAATAACTGTTTCCGGAACAGGCTTGGAGGGCGTTCCGTATCCGTAGTTATCGGCGGCAAGCGCATCTTCAGGCGGTTGGGGAGGCCGGTTCTCGTGAGCGTCGAGCAAAACAAGCTCCTCGGCAATGATGCTTGTCTTCCAGCGCTTCACTTGCTGATCGTCTTCCCAGCTTGTTGTGCGCAGACGGCCCTCGACGTAGAGCTTGGAGCCTTTGCGGAGGTATTGCGCGGCAATTTCCGCCAGGCGTCCGAAAAAGACAACCGAGTGCCATTCGGTGTGATCTTCCCACTTATCGCTGTTGGGAACTTTCTTGCGTTCGTTCGTAGCTATGGAGACCATCGTCAGCGCGGTTCCACTCTTCGTCTTCCTTGACTCGGGCGGCTGGCCGATATTGCCCAGCAGCGTGACGGAATTTACACTTTTGCTCATTGCTATCCTCACGATCAGGTTGAAGCATTCGGTTGGCCAGGTTGGTTATCACGCGACGGGTCCTTTCAGGATCATGTCCACGATTGCCGGGTCTTCACACCTGGGCAGGTTCTTGACGGTATAGTTGCCCGGCGCGAAGCCGGGGGGCAGGTTGGGGCTGGGCAGAATGACGATTGCGTCAAAGGCTTTGGGAGACGCGCCCAGCGCATTCCACGGCACGCGGAGCTTGAATTCCGTGGTCTGCGATGCGCCCGGGCCGCCGCCATGCTGAAACACATCCTCGTAAATATCGAGAATGCCGGTGGCGGGAACGGGAGTGCCGCCGGTGGCGGGCGTCCATGTGAACGCCACGCCAAAGTCGGCAAAGATCGCAGTCAGATCGGAATCGCCAAACATAGGTTTTGCTCCGCATGACAGTGGACAGTGGTCAGTAAAAGCCCCGCTGCTTACTTCTTTTTGGCGGCGGCCAGTTCGGCTTCCAGGTTGGCGATGCGGGCCTTTAGAGTTTCGGATTCGCTGGGCAGCTTGGCGCGGTCAGCGGCTTCCTTCTCACTCTTGATCTGCACCTTGACGGCGGCGATATTTTCGTCCGTTGCCTCGGCCACGCGGTCATGCTGGGCGAGGTATTTGAAGTTGCTGTTGGATAACTCAACAACGTCGCCCTTGCTCCGTCGCTCCCCATTCACAACCATATCCACACGCAACACGGCATCGATGGGCTTATTTACCTTGTTTGCTGCAAGCATTGATTCACCTCAGAAATAAGGGTTAGGGGTTAGAAAACTTCCCGGTTTTCAGTTTTGCCGCGCCGCTCTCAGGTTTGAGAAGCGGCGCGGCGTTGTGGCGCGCTCAGGTTTGCGGGTTTATCTGATGACAGTCAGCTATTAGCTGATTGCGATATAGGGGTTGGCGACGAAGGCGGCAACGTGCCGGCAGGCAACGTCGTGCAGCGCGCGCTGGGTGACCACGATAGCGCCGCTGGCAGCCTGGGTGTAGGGATCAACCACCACTTCGCGAGCGCCCCAATCGGCCACGATCACCTGGCTCCAGTCGCCGAAGATTGCATTGTGGAGGATGGAGCCGGTGACGCCGGATTTGGTGCCGTTTTTGGCGAGTTGGTTGGTAACGGCGGCGCGATAACCAGCGGGGCCTTGCGTGTCGATTCCCATCGGGTCCTTGGGGCCGTCATCCCAGATCGGGATGGCATATCCGGAGGCGAACTTCGGCGTTGCCTTGAGCTGGGCGCGAACTTCCGGCGTGAACATGAATCCAGAGGTGGCCACATCCGCGTTAGCGGCTGCAACGGTGGATTCAAACGCCAGTATGTCAGCCCAGGTGAGCGGCTTGCCGCCGTCACCGAACGCAGTGCCGGAGGGCGAAAGCAGCGTGAGACCGGTCAGGTTCATCAGGCCGAGCGGGCTTGCTCCACCAGGACCGCTGATTGCGGCCAGGTCAAGGGCGAGCTTGATAACCACATCCTGATCGAAGCGGGCCAGGCCCTCAATATCGGGCGCGCTTTCCGCCAGCAACTCGACGGTCCATGCGGTCTGCGCAGAGATGCGGTGCGGAGTGACAGAGATGAAGTCCATGGCGAGATCGTAGGGAGTGACAGCCGCGCCCTCACCCACCCACTGAGCAGTTCCGGCGGCGGACTGGCGAGGCAACCGGATAATGCCGGTCAAACCACCCAGGCGGCGCGCGCCAAGCTGCTCAATACGCGGACGATTGCGCAGAAGCTCAATCACTTCCGGATGCGTATAGGTTGCCACGGCGGCGGCTTCAGAGGTAAGAGCGATCTGGCCCGCGCCGCTGCCGATGGTCTGCGTACCCAGGGCGCGCGAAAGCGAGTCCGGAATCAGCGGTCCTTCCGTGGTGATTTTGAGGCGCTTCTTCAGTTCGTCGCTGAATTCGCGCTCAAGGGCCGCATCACACAGGCTCGTCGGGAAGGAGCCGGGGCGGGCGGCATTGGTGAGCGAACGGACCAGCCGGAAGACAGAGAAACGCTTCCGATCCGACTTATCCATCTCGCCGAAGAGGCTGCTGCCCGCGGTGCCCACCTTGCTGGCGTCATTGGCTATGCAAATCTTGCGCGAGACGAGATCGCGGAAGCTGTTCGCGGAGGTATTATCGGCAATGGCCTTCTGGGCCTCGTCGATGGTGACATACTTGCGGAAATCAGAATCGGTCGCAACGGCCATAATGTCATTGCGCCGCGCTAGCTCCAATTCCGCTGCGGTTTTCTCAGCCGTTTCGGCCATGGTTCTCTTCTCCTGATTCGGTTCGACCACAATGATGGGTTGAACAGCGGGCACAGGCTCTGCGCTTCGCCGCAAGACGGTTTCAATTTCAACCGGGAAATTTGTATCTCCGGAATCGGAGCGGCCCGCGCCTACGGTGGGATCGGCGGGCACGGTGACGAGCGATGCGTCGAACGGCTCCCAATCGGTTACGCGGCATTCGTCGGGCGCATCGGGGTTGTCCTCATCCTCGGTGCGTACCATCTTGTGAACGCGGTAACCCACGGAAGCGGACGTGAGAATCTTGTCGTCGTAGTCCTGGCGCTTTTCCTGCGCAAACGCCGAGCGGCTGAACGGACCCTCAACCACAAGCCGGCCGTCTTTGATTTCGTACTTGTCAACAACGCCGAGTTGTTTGTTGGGATCGTGATTGAAGTTATTGGGAACCTGGCCGGAATCGAGGCGATCTGTGCGAATGCTCTTCTTATCGTGCTGAAGAATCTCATTCGCCGCACCCTCCCAATAATTCCGCAGATACGGGGTTTCACTGGATACGGCAAAGCGAAACCGGCCCGGATCGGGACCGGAGAGCCGTTCTCCCTCTTTCGGTTCCGCATCGATCTTCGCGGCCCGATATTGCATCGGAAGCGCTGTCGGCATGTTCTTAGTGCTCATATATTCACCATGCTGCGGAATGGAAAAAGCCCGCAAATAACACCCCGCCGACGATGACCTGTCGGCGGGAACCCTGTTTCAGCGGGCTTTTTCTCAGAGATCAGAGATCAATCAGGAGAACAGATGGAAGCTGAAACAGCGCGGGTTGGTAGTGGGAGCGGTTGTAGTGATGGTGAAGCTGATACCGATGACGCGCGCGGAGACGGTGGGCGGAGCGGTGGCTGGCGTGGTGTTACAGGTAACGCCCAGGTTGGAGCCCAGCGAGCTGTCTTCCTGCACGATGATGTGCGATCCGGACGCAACCGCAGAGTCATTGACCACCACAGTGGTAGCGCCGGCCGCCACAACCACAGAGCCGGTGAGGTCGTTGGCGCAAACCGCCGGGGCCGTCTTGGAGACGCAATCGAGGCCGCCGTAGATGGGATGCCCCAGCGTGTCATACGCGATGGGCGTTTGCTGCGCACTCTGCGCGCCGGAGAACGAAACCGCCAGCGCCAGCGCACATGCACAGATAAATCCGAAAACTGCAAACTTCACTTTCATTTTTCCTCCTCGGGAAAATGCCGGGTTGTGGCCGTTGGTCAGGCGGCGTTATTGACTCAGGGGTCAGAGATTCGGGGCCGGTAAAAGTCACCGTCCTGATTCCTGACCTCTGTTCCCTCCTGCTTACTCTTCGTCTGTCAAACTCCACAGCGCGGCGTTGGCCGGGTGCATTCCGCGTGAAAGACTGCGGCCAGGTCTCACTTTTGGTTTGGCCGGCGCGGGCTTTGTGCCGGCCTTTGGCTTGGCGGGTTTCTCGTTACCCTCTTTTGGCTCTTCGCCGGTGGCATCTTCCGGCGTTTCGTCCTCATTGTTGATTTCGCTCGTGCCCTGGCCACGAATATCGGTACCCAGCGCCAATCCCAGATCGTCGGCGAGTTCCTGTTCACGCGCCAGCTCCGTGTAAGTCTCTTCCAGATCACGGCCCACGCTGTTGAGGATGCTTTCGTGCGTTTCAAAGCCATTCTGCACGAGCAGAGTATTGGCCTGCACATCCTTGAGCGGATCAATCCACGGCCAGCGGCGCGGCTCCCATTTGATGGCTTCGCCGCAGAAGCGCTTGCGATCCGCAAAGGGCAGACTGATAGCTTGATTGAGCAGACCGGCGCCGAGCCACGCGTCAAAGATCGGCTCAGTCACATTGTCGATAAACGAGGTTTGCATCTCCATCCAAAACTCGCGAACCTCCATTTCGCCGATGCGCGCGGAGCTGAAGTTGACGCCGCTGAGATCATTGAAAAGCGAGTGATAGGGAACATTGAAACCGGATGCGATCAGGCGGCCCGACTGTTTGGTAAACGGATCGAAGGCGTTGGTGGGGTGCGAGGGCGTGTGATCTTTGAGCGTGGCTCCGGTGCCTGTGAGGTCTAGAGCGCTGCCAAAAGACAGGTCGATAGCTTTGGAGCCGTCGGCATTGATTCCGTCGCCTTCAATCTCATCCGCATCGGCGTCGGCATCTTTGGCGGTCTCAAGAGACATGACCATGGATGCGCCGATGCGCGCGGCGGCCAGCTCCGCCTGGAAGTATCCGTCAAGCATCCGTAACTGGCCCATGCCCGAGGCCATCCAAGGATACCCGCGCGTCTGGCCGGTGCGGTGGGCCACGATCCAATGGATGATCTGGTCAGCGGGCACGCGCACACGGTTGGATGAACCAAAAGACGCCTCGTATGGATTGCCTTGAAAAATGTGATAAGCTAACGGCTTTTGATTGGCGTCCACCTCGACGCCCATGCGGATCTGCACGCCGTCGGCGCGGCCCATGAGGTTGTAATTGTCGTCAAGTTGATCGGCGTCAATGAGCTGTATCTGGAATCCGAACGGGTTAACGGTTTTGGGCACGTATACCTTGCGGATAAGCTGCTCACCGTCGCGCCCTGTGTTCTCTGTGATGAGACGCTGCACCTCGCGCCACGAGTAGCGGCCGCAGACGGTGCAGGAGCCTTTCTTTCCCCATTCATGCCAGGCGCGGCGCAACTCTTCGTTCGCCTTTTCATCCAGTCCGTTGCTGTTTTTGCTTTTGCGCACCTGGGGAACTTTGAAGGCCAGTTTGACGCCATGGCGTCCGGCGACATTGGCGCGCACCATGCCAAGGAACCGGGAAGCGATGGGCGAGTTGATAGCTTGATCGCGGGCGCGGGCGCGGAGTTTGCGTAGATCAACCTGCAAGTCCTGATCGGCGGAGCGCGAGGCGGATGGCCAATCGACATTCAGCCGGTTTTGTTTTGCGGCCTGAAAGCCGGAATATCCGCTGGAGCCGCCGAGCTGAGCCAGCGTGGAATCGGAGGTGAGCGAACGCTTGCCGAGAAACACGTCAATAGCGCCGCGAAACCGGGAAACCAGCGAGGGATTAGGGACTGAGGGACTAGGGACTAGAGGGCTCGGCATGTTACCTCCTACTCTGCGGTTTGAAGACATCACGGCGGCGTGTTTTTCTGCCTCGTAATCGAGTGGGCTGCTGTACATCAGGTGACTGTTCACGTTGCTCCTTAATCCCGAGTCCCTGCCTTTACACGCTGGTTGTGAAGCGGAAACCGATCACGCGGCGCGGGGCGTACTCACCCTTGGCGCGGAGTTCGGCTTTGTATTGAGCGCGCCAGAACGAGCGCTCTTTGATGAGATCGGCGCGGGGGAAACGGCGGAGCTGGCGCCCGTTGATCATGTACTCAGAGACGCCGGGGTCGGTGTTTCCCAGGAGACACGCTTCAATGGCGTCGAGGTTCTTTTTGACATTGGTGCGCGTATCCACGGGGCCGGTGGCCTGGGCCAGGTTCGGCGACACGATCACGTCTTGCAAAGGCAAGGTGACTTGCTCACCGGCGGCCGTGGTGCCTGCAATGCCGATCAGGATAGCCATAAGCTGATAGGTATCAGCCGGGCATGAATTGGTCAGCGTTGCGGGAGCTTGAATGTCGAAGGATTGACCGTCGCTATCGGCGGTGATGGGCGGATTGGTGGCCAGCGTTCCATCGATCACGAAGCGGTTATTCGCGCTGTTGAGGATGTACTTGAGCTGATAGAGTCCGCTGGGATAATCGGGGAATACGCGCTCCCAATTCCAACTATCGCCGGCGCGGAGGTCGGTAGGCTCCAGCGGAATATCGGAATCATAGAATTGGTCGATCGGCGTAGCTGGATTGAGTAGGTTTCCCATGTCTTAGTTATGGGCGAGAAAGCGGATTTAACGCGAATTTAGGTGAAACAGGGGCTAGGAAATAGGGATTAGGGGTTAGATAAGGCCGCGCGGGGCGGCCTTTATTTTTTCGGGCAATCGGGGATATGTTTGCGCAGCTCACGAGCGCCGAAAGGGCGGCCGCATTTCGGGCATGGCCGCAAAACTTTGGGGCGCGCGGTGTGGCCAGCGCGCAACCGGCGCATATATTCGCGCGCGTAGGGCGCGAGTTCTTGATCTGTGCAAAGTTCGGGATTTTTCATGCTTTTCATTGTTTCGCCGGGGTTGCGTACCCAGCCCCGGCTACCACGCCGGACGCTACCGCTTACCCAAGGTGGCCGTGGCGGAGATCAAAGCTCAACGGTGAACTTCCCCAATTTTGCGAAAGCGAGCCATTCTGGAAGATCAGCGTCCGAGCAAGCAAAAGGCTGCAAAGCTCCGGGAATATCTGCGGGACCGAATACTTCACCATCATGTCTTACTACAACAGGAATCCCGTAGGAGCTGGAGGGATGCTCGTTCGTCAGTATTGCGGCACTGCAATGGGTGTGCTCATCACCTACAAACATTTCCCTTTCAGGGTGCGTCACAATGTATGCGTGGAATTTCATTCTCGTTTCCCCCTATGAGGTTGATGACCTCTTGTTTGATCTGTAATAAGCATAGCACATTACCGTAATGTGTCAAGAGAAAAATGCAGATATTCTGATTATTTTCAGAGCGTGCGGCCAAAGTTGCGGAGCCGGGCTGCGGCTGAGGGACGGCGGCGCACAGGTATGGGCTTAGATGGCTTGGAGGGAACTGGAGACGGTGAAGAAACAACCGCAGATCCTTCGACTCCCTCTGGTCGCTCAGGATGACAATCGGTTGGGGTAGCGGAGCCGATGTATTCCTCGGTAGGCGCGGGCGCGGGCATACCGGCGGCCTCGCGCTCAAGGCGGAGCTTTTCGGCGGCGCGGAAGAGGCTGCGGGCGATCTTGCGGAAGTTTGGCCGGCGAACGGAGACGGCGGCGCGGGCGTAGACGGCGCAATCAAGGGCCTCGTTACGCTCGCTGGTTTTTACCCATTGCATGGTGGTGTTGAAATCGCGGGTTGTCTTGACCAGTTTTTCAGCAGTGAGCTGGCGGAAATACTCACTATCAAGCGTGTTGCTGAAGTGTGTATATCCCGGCCCGCCCTGGGCGCTGTTGTGAATGCGCAGCGATGTGAAGACGTCCTCTTTGGCGGTGTCAACGCCCACGGTGTAGAGCAGCGACTTGTAAGGGCCGACGCGTGATCCCGAGGAGAGGAGCGGCTTGCCGATGCCAGCGCGGCCCATGATGGCGTGCCAGCGGCGCAGCTCGTGCTTGCGCGTGAACTCGTATACGCGCTCAGTGTGATGGCCGCCGGAGTCAATGAGCGCGGTGGCAATGCGCATGGTGACGCCGGAGCGGTGCTCCCACTCTTCCAGGAGATATGTGCGGAGCGCGGCCCAGGGGCTGGCCGGATCGGTATCCGGCAAAGATGGATCGCCGGGGAAGGCTTTGTGCTCGATAGCCCAGCGCTCATCGTCAAGGCCCCAGCCCCAGACGGTGCATTCCAGGCGATTGTCTTGCGTGTCCACGCCCGCCGTGAGCCAGAGAACGCCGCTGGGCAGCACGTCGCGCTGGAAGCGTTGGCGCTTCTCCAGTTCCGTCATGTTGGCGCCGGTGCCGCGAATCTCCCACGTCTCAGCCAGGTTCGTGTTGACGAAAACCTTCATGCGCTCAAGAGAGGTTTGCGCCTCAAGCCATTCGTGAATGAGCTTGAGCCAATCCACGACGGGAGAGTAAAGCGCGTTGAGCTGGAAGCCGGCCGTCTTGCCGTCGTGGCTCTCAGACGTGGCGCGCCACTCACCGCGGCGTATCATCTCGAACTTTTCAGACTCCTCGATGATGCAGCCCTGAGTGCAGACGTAGTGCCACTCGATCACGCGGGGCCGCGCGGTGGCGGCGGTGGGCTCAGTCTTCCATTGCAGCCGCTTCCATTCCAATACCTGCATCTCTCCGCAATGCGGGCAGGGCACGTAATACCTCCGCTTGTCGCTGGAGTCGTAGGCTTTCTCGATGCGGCTCAGGTTCTTGATGGCTGGCGTCGAGGCCATGATGATTTTGCGATTCCAGAAAGTCTGTGTGCGCTTTTTGGCTAAATCGGCGGGATCGCCCTCTGTGCCGGCGGACTCTTCCCAACGGTCAACCTCATCCATCTCAACAATGCGGATGGGCATGGAGCTGAGACCGGCGGGCGCGTTCGACCCGGCCATGACCAGGACGCCGCCGAGAAATTCCTTATTGAGAAGCGTGTTGCCGGAGTCACGCGAGCGCGGCGAAGGAAAGAGCTTTTTGAGTACAGGCGTGTCGCGAATCATTTTGGCAACGCGGTTTTTAGAAAATTTTTCAGCCTCACTCAAGCTGGCCTGAACGAAGAGAATCGGAGACGGCTCCCAGTGGGAGTAGTATCCGACGGTGTTGAGCTGGATCTGCGTTTTGCCGGACTGCGCGCACATCATCAGCGCGATGGTTTCAATTTCCGGATCGGTAATGGCGTCCTGAATGCCGCGCTGATACTCGGCGAAGCTGGTTTGGAACTTGCCGGGGAAGGCTCCGGACTCTTTGGGGATGAAGGCGAAACGGTCTGACCACTCGGAGAGGGTGAGAGCGTCGGGCGGGCGGTAGAGGCGGATAGCGTGATTGAAGGCGGAGCCGAGGGCGGCCAGGCCCTCGGGAGAGGTGATGTAGGGGGAGTGGGTGTTAGTCATTTCGATACACCACTAGCATCGAAGGAAAGGGGGCCGAGTTTTTGGCGTCTCCAAACTTTAGCCTGCCTTTGATGAATCGGATCTCTGACGCGAAAGGCAACACAAGCTCGTGAAACCAGCGGGTGTCGGTGCGGGCGGGAATCAGGTAGACGGCGAGTTGTGGCTCGTGAAATCGCTGGAGGAATGGAACCATGTCGGGACCGTAGGGCGGATTGCAAAAAACACGGCGGTTTTCCCATGTACAGATAATCGGCAAATCCCCCCCCCCACTCCGGTCCCGCCCCGAGCGGGCACGGGTCTAGTACCGCGTATCATTCATAATTTCGGATAGAGGCGTTTCAGTTTGATGCGGGCATCCTCGGTC